GAAGTTGGTCGAAATCCAGCTAGGCCGCGCACTCGTCGTCGCACCCCTGATCCGAATGGCCGCAGCGCGTCCGTATCCACGGACACCACGCCAGCCCCGGTAGACCTGATCGGCAGACCCCCATAGACCGATGCCCCACTTGGCAATGCCCCAGAGCGCCGCCGTGGTCGGGCTTTCGACCGTCACGCCCTCGAAGGTCTTGATCTGGAAATCCAGGTTCAATTCAACCGCAGCGGACGGATTGCCGTCGGACTGAAAGATCGGTTCAACCCGCTTGAAGCCCTTCACCGTCTGCGGCGTGTCGAAATACGAGAACGCCTGCAAGCCATCCCATTCGATGTTGGTCCCGGCATCGCTGTTGCCGTCATCGTACTTGTAGACAACGCCATTGCCGCCGATGTACGCCTCATTCCCCTTCATCGCCCAACACGCGGCATTGATGCCCGTGAAGCGACAGGCGGACCCGGTAATCGTGTTGAACACGAACTGGTTAAACTCGTCATTCCCCTGCGGGATGTTGAAGATCAACTGCGTCCCCTTCGGATACAGGAACGGCTGCCAGCCGAAGCGGTCGCCGTTGTCCCGGACCTGATCGTTGACCGCCTTGTTGATCTTCTGCGACAGCGCGATGATTTCCGTCTGCGAACGGTCCCGCACAAGCGCCGCCGACATCGGAATGAAGCCGTCCTGGGTGACGATGATCAAATCACCGCCCGCCTTGATCATGCACCGACGCCCGATAGGCCGACCGATGCGGAACACGCCGACGAGAGACCACATAGACGCCGAAGACGGGTTTGTTCCGTTGTAGACAATCGCCTCGCCTTCGGACGTGATGAACACGGCCACATCGTCTTGACCGTCGCCCGCGTCACGGGTCCACGTTCCCATCGCCATGATGTAACCGCCCAGCTTGGCGATCCCGGCGAGAGAGAAGGACGAGAACGTGCCGCCGATGGCATTGGTCCCGCCGTAGTAGGCTGTCAGGCTGTTGACCTCGCCTACCCACAACCGCCTTTGGTGGAGATTGCACCACACCAGATTGGCAATCGTCGGGCCGGAAATGGTCGAGTTCGCCCAACTGGAACCGTTGTAGGTACGCGGCGTATCAGCCCCGTTACAGATAAAGACGAACTGCCCGCCACTCGTTCCGATCTGGACCTGCTGGAACCTGTCATTCGACAGTCCCGTGACGACAGCGGCCCCCACGGCCCCGGAACTCGACACGTCGTAAATGTTGCCGTCATTGACCGCGAACAGCTTGCTTGTGCCGGTCAGCGGCGTGTACTCAACCAGCGTCTCCACGAGACCGGACATCCCCGTAGCGTGGCTGGTGATGCCCCTCCGAACCGTTATCTTGTCCGTGGTCGGAAACCAGTTATCGAGAACGATAGCGTCCTCGACCGGCATATCCGCCAAGGCGTCACGGGTGTTCCACCCCCCAACCGGCGGCGGGAGGGATTTGGACTTCGATGCCGATTGCACTAGAAGCGGTCCTTGCTCCGAGCGCCCGGCGCACCCGACCCCGTACCGCTGCGGCCATCACCCGAAGCCCCACCGCGTCCACCAGCCCGATTGCCGAGGTTGCTGGTGCGGGCTGCCCTGCGGCTATCCGTCGTGGACCCCGTGCGGCTATTGAATCCGCGCTCCTTGCCGAAGTTCTCCTTCTCGTGCATGGCGTCGGTATACGCACCGAATGCCCTGTCCATGTTCTGATTGGCGAACGACCGCGCACCCAACAGGCCAAGCGTCATGCCCGGCACCGGAGCCGCCATTGCCAGCCCAAGAGCGACCGGCGAATTAAGCGCGTTCGCCAGACTGAGGGACTGCGACATATTGCCGATAGGACCCCCGAGAGACCCGGCAAGGCTGCGATTGCGGTTGCGGCCACGCATGAGAGGAGGGGCGATCATGAGAACACCGCGTCTACTGAGGTGATGGTGGGAACGCCGTCGAAGTGGCGACCGCCCCGGAAGATATCGGCAACCGTTAGGATGCCGCCGTTGGGCTGGTCGTTCTTCAATAGCGTTTTAAGGTAGTTGTTGAGGTCGCGCTCCGCCTTGGCGGCGGTCGGCTGACCCTCGGAATCGAGGTAGGCGTAAATCAGCGAGAGCGTCAGCAATTCCTCGTCGAGGATGCCGGTGTCGGTATCCGCCGCGAACGCCGTCTGCCCCGTGCCGCCGGAGGACTGGCACCAATTCTGGCTGACATACTCAAACGCGAGGGTAGACCCCGCTGAGTACGCAGGGATGATGAACACGGAATCCCCGCGATAGATGAACTTGCGTTGCGTCCCCGTATAGGAACTCGCAACCAATCCCTGCCACTCGACGGCGGTAATCGGCCCGGCGATCTGACGGAGGTTAGTGCGGTCCCAGAACGTCTCAGGCACGAAGCGGTCGAAATCGGACGGAATCGCCCCGGTCTGCTCAAGCCCGGATACCGTGGTTAGCGTCTGCTCTTTCCGCAGCACTTGCCACGCGGCGCTTTTCATCAACGCCTTGCCGGACTTGTTCAACAGCCGCAGGAACACCTGCACATCGGGATCGGTGTTGGCGGCAACCGTCGCCGGTTGCGTTGCGCGAACCTCATCCGCTGCGTCCTGAACGATGCTAAGAAGCGTCACGCGACCTCCAAAGTGTCATAGATTTCCTTGCAGACCTTCACCACATCATGCTCCCCGTGCTTTACGAGAGCCGGAAGCAACCCGTTACAACGAACAGTGATGTAGGATGGGAACCGGCGAACAATCTTCGCCATCTCCTCCGCCTGCATAAGCATTTGTGGCGATGTCAGGTACTCCCCCCCGCCACATTCAACGATGATTTCCCGGCCCATGCCTTTAGGGTGTTTGTATGCGTGGCCCTGGCCAGCCGTCTTGCTGCTGTCACATCCGAAAAACGTGATGTGTCTATGCCCACGCCAATGTGCGAAGAACGGAACAGTCCCCGCCGACGTTGTGACGTGCTGGTGTTCATCTTTACCTGTGCCGAGAGGGACTATTTCAATTTTCGTCCCTTCCGCTATCAAGCGGCTGAGTAGCGCCGGACTCACGAAATCACCAAGGACGGCCCGCGCCACTCCATCCACGCCCGGGAAAACCGGGTCTATCGTGTAGAGGGTTGCGTCAATTCCATTATCCCGACACCATACCCACGTATAGTTGACGGCCCATATTTCACCGTCCCACCCTCGCAACTCGTCCAGATGGTCGTTAATACTTGGCGCACCGCCGACCACGGCGAGGCTGGGAGCCGCAGCCCCGACCTTGCCCGGCTTGATAACCGGAAGGCCGAGGCTCCGACTGTAAGATTTGTGGCGGGCGATTGTTTCGGCAGATACCGAACTTACCGCCTCAAACCTCAACCCCATTACGAGTCAGCAATCAACCCGAGCGACTCCAAAGCCGCCGAAAGCGACTGGAGGTTGCTGACCACCGTTGCAATGGTTGCGCCCGTTGCGACCGCAGTAACGGTCTGCTGGGCAATGGCCGTGACGCCGTAGAACGAAATGAGGTCGGACGTATCCTGACCCACCGAAACGCCGTCGGGACCGCCATCGGAAAGCTGTTTAACAGCCATGTGCTTTCTCCTTCAAAAGGAACGGGGCCGAAGCCCCGCTCATGGTTACGCAGTGCCGCTAAGGCGCACGGCCTGACGCGGATCAATGGCCTTCACGCCGTACAGCATGTCGAGACGCCACATGGAATGGTCGTTGATGCCGTCATAGACGGGGATCACGCGAACCGAGGTTCCCTTGTAGGTCTCGCGGCCCACGTCAGTAGCGCCCGGAGGCGAAACCAACGGAACCGACACCAGCGCGAAGGCGTTCTTGTTGAACACCATGTTCTGCCGGTAGTTGGTCGAAGCCGTACCGACGCCGGTAATGGCCTTGGTGTTCAGGTCCGTGGTACCGGAAGCAACGGCAACATTCTGCTGCGCCCCCGTCCAGATCATCGCCGGGCTGATGACCAGCGAGTTACTGGAGTACGACACGACGGTGAACTGCTTGGAGAAACCAAGGTCCGCTTTCGTCACCGGGTTGACCGCGTTCACATCGGCAATCGTGATCACATCACCGGCAACGAACGTGCCGCCAGCAATCGTGATCGTCTGCTGATTGGTCGTGCGAACGTCCGAGTACGCAATCGTCGAGGTCGTGATAGACTGGTTGACCGTGACGGTCGTGAAGTCGGAACCCGTGGTATGGGTGGCGACGTTCTGCGACATGTACGTATCGACGCCGCCGATCATGCCAAGCGAACCCTTGCGATAGGCACCCTTCGCCACGTCCTGCATGTACAGGCTGGTCTGCGAGCCGAGAAGGCCCCAGTGGTCAGCCGGAGACAGGACCGCGCATCGGTCGCCA